GGTGCAGAGGTAGACGTTAGAAGCACTACTATCGCTGATACAGGAACAGCCACAGGTGGAGATGTTATCACTTCTGCACCAACTGTTGTCAACAATGTAAGTAATAGTCAACAGAGTACAACTGTCACACCAGTAAGATCATCACGCAGATCAAGACGCTCTGAAGTCAGAACTGGTGCTACAGAATACACAGGCAATAATCCAACTGCACTTGCCTTCTAATAAAAAAAGGGCGACCCGAAGGCCGCCCAGTGACTTGCGTAGGAAAGAAGTTGACGGTTAATCTTCTTCAGCAAGTTTCTCAAAAAAGGAGAGTGTATCATCATCATCATCGGCTACATTAGAAGCAACTGATTCCTGCTTTGGTGCAGGAGCAGACTTTGCAACAACTGGTGCTGGTGCAACATTGTCTTCTGCCGTTGTAGTCGGCTTTGCTGATGAGCCATCTAGACCAAGAACACGATTCAGTTTCGCTTGCAGTTCTGCATACGACTTGAAGTTCTTCCGATCTAGAAAATCTTGAAGTGAGAATAGACCTTCATAGACTTGCTCTAGTCGATCATCATCACCATCAAGTAGTGCCGAAGGACTATCAAACTCGGACTTATCATAGTTACGATAGCCTTCTACTTGACGAATCTTCAATTTGAAGTCAGCACCTTCCCAGAAGTCAAATGGGTTGATTGGTGTTTCATCTTCAAACTCTGGGTTCATAGATTCGTTCAACTTGTCGAAAATCTTTTTACCGAACTTGTAAAGATATACCTTACCTTCGGACTCTGGATTTCCTGGGTCTTTTACCACATAGATGTTAGCGATATAAGACAGACGGCGCTTTTGTTTACGAGCCTGATCTTTACCAGCCTCAGTGCCGTTATTCCACAGAGTAGAGTTATACTCTGATACTGGATCTTTCTCATTCAACGTAGTCAGAGAGTTCTCAATATACCAGCCACCTGGCCCTTGAAAGCCATGATTAAATGTGCGAACCCAAGGAAGGTCTTCACCCTTTGGCTCAGGCAGAAAACGAATCACTGCATAACCATTGCCTGCTTTATCGACAGTAGGTTTCCAGAAGCGGTCATCACCAGATGAACCCTCGTTTTGTGGTGTGTTGATTTTTGTTGTCTCGGTTACGAGTTTGCTCAGTGAAGCCGAGCGAGACTTTTTTAGTGCGGCGAAATCTGTTGCCATATTGTATTCTCCTTGTATAGCGGTGTATGTTTCGTATTTAAGTTTGTCCAATATATCATAATGTAAACAGTGTGTCAAGACATATTTGTGTTTTATTTTGGTTCCCATTCGCAATCGTGTAGAAACCATTGCACATTATAATGCTTTTCACTGGGTGTTTGATATGCTTTATAGTCATGTTCTTTCCAAGCAGTATCAATTTCGTAATTCTTCAATTTCGTTCTAAGAGATTCATTCTCCTCTCGTAGTTTTCTAAGTTCACCGACATATGCTTCTACTTCATTGTTCATTGAAGACCTCCAAAGTTAGTTTTTTACATTTTGCTCTGTCGATATTAGTATAACTATACAGAAACTTTGGGTATTTGTCAAGCAATTTCACAAAATCATTCATCATCATATCGTCTTGCTTGCGCCATAGACTGCCATAATTTACTAAATCATTCAGAATTACACATGTATTTATATGTACCTTTTTACGCAGATACAGCCTGAACAACAATGGATGTCCACTGTCGCTCACAAACACCTTATTGAAGTCAGTCTCAAAGTCGTAGATAGTCTCCAAGTCTTCTTTGAAATTGTATGTAAGTGCTTCTATGTTTTGAACATATTTCTTATAGGTGATTTCACCCTTGCCTCCCATCATATTACCGATCCATGTATTCTCTGAATCTTCTATGATATTAGAGACAAGGTACTTAATGAAATCTTCTCTGTTGAAACGCTTGGCACACTTCTCAAACGTATAACGGTCTTTCCGGCCAAGATAGGAACTTTCATTCACTTTCATCTTACCATTATATCGAAAGAAATCGTAACTGGCTTGTCGAAAGTGATTTGTCACTGCCAAGTAAGTTTGATATGCCTCAAAACCATTCATATAGGCAGTTTGGCAGTCTTAGGAAGAAAGTTAAGGTCTTGTGCTTCTGCCTCAATCTTTGATTTTAGCACCGCACTAATCAACTTTGCTGCCACCTCTACTTCTATATTCTCACGTTCACAGTACCATACAACAGCATCCATGTACGGTATACGTTTATCCATTGCTAGTTCTTCTATCATCTGAGAGAACTTAGCGGTTGTCATTACTTCAAGAGCCATTTCCAAAAACCTTGTTATGAGTGTTATTTACTTTAACAAATGTTGTACACTTTGTCAAGTCTTTTATTTTCGATGCTCCGACATATGTACACGCCGATCTGACGCCTCCAAGAATATCTTGTACAGTAGCATTAACTCCACCTCTGTAGGGAACAAGGACTTCTTTTCCTTCTGCGGCTCTGTAGTCTTTGAGTCCACCAAAATGTTTTTCATTTGCAGTCTCCGATGACATTCCATAAAATTTTACTTTACCATCCTCTACTACACCACCACCTTCGTCATGCCCAGAAAGCATGCCGCCTAGCATTACAAAGTCAGCGCCAGCGCCAAACGCTTTAACAACGTCTCCACTATTGGTGCATCCGCCATCTGCAATAACATGGCCACCAAGACCGTGAGCGGAATCAGCACAATCAATAATAGCACTAAGTTGAGGCATACCGATGCCAGTTTTGATACGAGTTGTGCAAACGCTCCCAGGACCGATGCCAACTTTAACAATGTCTGCTCCATTGAGTATTAACTCCTGTGTCATATCACCCGTCACCACATTACCAGCGATAATACACAAGTCTGGGTGATTGAGTCTGATCTGGTAGATGAAGTTACTGAATCGCTCTGTGTAACCATTCGCTACATCTACGTTCAGAAACCTAACACCACCGTCGGTTAGTTCTTGTACATCCCGAAACTTTTGATAGTCTGCATCAGTAGAGCCAATAGACATAGCAACATGAAACTGTCTCTTACCAATTGCCATACCCTCTGGCAAATTATCAATATGCTTATCAAAGTATTCAACAAGTTCATTTACAGAATAAGTCTTTTTTAGACAAGTGAACATTTCTCGCATTGCAAGAGTATCAGCCATTTCAAATGTGCCAACACCATCCATGTTCGCTGCCATGATTGGAATACCACGAAAGCCTACCCGACGAGCATCATCTAAAAAATCCGGCTTGAAGTTTCTAAAATAAAATGTTCTTTCTAGATCAACATCTTTGCGAGATTCTAGAGTAGATCGTTTAGGCTTAATCAATACATCACTAAAGTCAAGTTTAATTTCATTCTCAATTTGCATTTTCCCACCTGTAGAAAATATGGTCTTCAATCTTTGCTGTACGAGTCTTAGTCTTTGCCCATGCAGGACTTACATAATAAGCATGATAATGTGTAGCACCATCTGTAAAGTCAATCAGATCATCATACTTGAGTATGAACGTAAACGCCATGCCCTTTATCTTCTCGTATAGATCCTTATCAATCTCTGGTATTTCATCTGATTTACCATCACAGTACCAAGAGAACTGGCATTTATTTTTGATAGGATATGATACAAGCGGGTTCTTCCAACTACGTCTTGTTGGGCCCTGTTGCACTACTTCACAAATAGTGTTAGGATACCGTGCGTCATTTACACGATTCATCACTACAAAAGATGTTGCGATCTGGGCGGCACGACTTTGATTTCGTGCTTCCCAATACATATTATCTGCAAGACAAGTTGCTTCGTCCGCATACGCTGGAGTAGACAACAGAACGGCTAAAGCTATCAATACTTTTTTCATGCTCTTACTATACACCAACAGAGAGTGAATGTCAATACACTTTTACAGACTTGTCGATCTGATCAGACCGAATCATCTTAGGCACACAATAGATAGTGGCTCTATCTTTAGAATCCATGTAATCCGCATATTGATAATTACCGTAACGCTTTGCTGATTCTTGAGCAAAGAAATTACATTCTGTGATAGAGTAGAAATGCATATCACCTGATACGAGTGTTCGTTCTTTTCCAGTACCCAGATACAACATCATAGCAAAAACGTGTATTAATTCCATCAATCTTCTCCATTGCGAATCACTTACTCTTACTTATAGCAAATCCATAAGCGTTTGTCAACTACAAAAGGCCATTCTTAACGGCGTAAGCGAACCATATAATCATACCAACACCACTAATAAACAGAATGATACCAAAAATAATAGCAACAATTTCCATAAATTTTTTTCTGCGTTGTGCTTGCTTGTAGATAGTCTCCTGGCGTTCTTTTCTTATCTTACCTTCCATAGCAATCAATTCTTCCCAAGCACCCATACCCATAGTATATTGAATATAAACTTTGAGTTGGGCCCTCTGGTCTTCCGCTTTCTTCTTGGCGGCGAACATGGCCATGGCTTCTTGCTCTACTGAACCTGAGAAGAACAACTTCTTAAAAATAGGAGGATTCTGGGCTTGCTTCTCTGCTTCTGAAATATCTGAGATAGCAGACATCCAGCGACCGAGATCACTGGCCATAGACTCAATGTCCCTGCCGATCTCAAAACCTTTTTTAATTGTATTGAATGCCGTAGTAGCGCCTGCAAGAGCGGTGATAGGATCAATCATCATTACCTCTGTGAATATTGGAGTAACAATAATGTAATCACAGAATTAAATGATGTATCTCCTGCTATTTATACAGGTCCTTTTACTCGGCGAATCAATAAAAAACACCATTAATTTGCAAGTGGATTATCCAATGCTCTTTGCAACTTATTGCCCAGTCTCTTCTCTAGGTCTTCTATGTCTCTCTCTACCTTGTTTCTAAGGTCATCACTATCTGTTTTGTTCTGTTGTGCTATACGATCTTTTGCTTGATCATAGTCATTCTGGAGAGCATCCCTTTTGTTTTCAAATCTTTCTTCTGCATTTTGAATCATTTGACGGACATCACCCTCTACGTCTTTGATATCGTCTTCTACTTGATCCATTACTTCTTCTACTCTTTTGATATCATCTCTGATACCATTCTTCATATCCTTTACATACTCTATCTGTTCGTCTGCACTCTCTTTGATATATTGTATTTCTTCTTTGAATAGAGCAATCTCTTTACTTACAAAAGACATATGTTCTTCTACTGTGTTTTGATGTTCTAGAAGGACTTTGAGTTGAGTATCAAGGCCTGATAGATCGGGTGCGACATAGTTTTGGATCTGTTCTTTCATGTCTTGATAGTCTTTCCAAAACTCAAATGCGGCGTATGCACCACCGCCTAATGTTGACAGTGCAGTAAGGACTAAGAATATCTTACCACCTTTGAATTTTACTCCAGCGATTTCCATTTCTGTTTGTTCGGCCATTACTCTTCTCCTGCTAACTCTCTAAGTCTCTTGAGTTCTTCTTCCAGTTTCATCACTTCAAGTCTTTTCTTCTTGAGTTCTAGTTGGTATAGTGTGTTACAGTTGATTCGTTCTTTAGGCTTATCTAGTGGTATTGTGACCCTTGCATATACGCCGATGTCTTTAGTAGATGAGCCTGTTGAAGAGTCTCTGTCGCCTAGTAAGCCTACATGATTGTCGATGATGCCTGTGACACCAAACTCAAAGTTTGTTGCACCACCAATAGCGTTAGAACAATCGAGGTCGCCCGCACGAAACTTATCGTTGGCGAAATTACTATTAGCGTTTGGTAACTGTAGATTTAAGGAATTGGTTTCTGCGTGTGCAGATGATGTTATGCATAGTAGTGCGACAGCAATCAAGAACTTCATACTATAGATTTTTTGCATTAGCCTACTCTCGTTTGAACTTGGAGCATATCATAGAAGTGATTGATGAAAGTGTCTTATCTTCATCTCTGAGTTTAGACCTGGAGCAGACATATACTGCCCTCTCTTTGTCTTTCGCTCTAATATAAACATCAAATTTAACACGACCCAAGTATTCTAGTTTGAACACACTGTATGATGACACGAAAGGGATTGGTCTAAATTCATTGTCAAATACAGCGATCTCATAATACTCTACATCTTTTCTCTTATTGAATAGTTCTAGCGTTGTAACTAGAAGTCCACTCTGATAAGACTGCTCCAATACTGGATAAGTAGGCACCATTTCGTGGGCGTCTGCCTTACTCATCCAGCATAGAAACAATAATGTAGATACTATTACTATATATCTGTTCATAGTTCTTACTGTGCGACACACATGGCTGTGACTGATGCAGTGTATGTCCCGCCTGGGAATGCCTTGTTGCCACCGTTCACTGCGACTGATGTTGAAGTGAACCATGTTGAGCCGGTTGCTGTAAGATCATACTGAGTAGTTTGACCAAATGTGGTCTTATTTGTTTCGTATGAACCCATGTTAGTTGAATCACTGACTGCGGATACTGCTGTTGAACCAGTCCACGTCACGCTTTCTGAGAGTGATGGACTTGTGTCAAATGATGTTGGTGTAGTAATCTGTGCATAGTAGGCATCAGCAAGTGTCACATCAAAACGAACGATAGGTTTAACACCACCGTCTGTTGGCGCTGTTGTGAGGGTATATGAGTTAGGGTTTCCGTAAACACCTGGTGTATCAGTTGTAATTACACAGCGAGACTGAACACTGCCAGTAATGGGCACATCTTCTGCATATGCACTAAATGCACATAGGCTCATTCCTGTAATGAGTAAGTATTTGAGCATTAAGATTTCTCCTAGTTGTCGTATTGCATTTGCACCATTTGCTCATGCAGTAATTGTTGGGCTAATCCGTTTCTTAGGGCCTGTTTATTATCATTTATTATATTATCAACAAGTACAACATCTTCTTGATATGCACCACCATCTATCGTGGCATTCAAGTAACTATCATTCACCGCTATCTGAGTAGCATTATTCATTTGTTCTATTATCTGATTCTCAGCAAAATATGCCGCAGCCTCACCAGCCGCCATCATTTGTTCTAATCTGTATTTACGCTTGGCTTCTTCTTCGGCTTCTTCTTCTTCTTGGTCGATATCTTCAAGCGTTTCTTCATTTTCATCTATGAGTGAGCGTTGTTCATCATTCAGACTTACATACTCATCCTGAGTAGCATCGTATATGTCTATTGTCACAGTCACTTCTGGTACTGGCACTTTGTAACCAGGACAGTTTGGATCATATTGAGGATTATAGCACGGATCGACTTTGTAAGAGTATATGACTGTAGCATCTTCTACAGTGCCATCACCTTCTACTTCTATAGAGCCATTACCCCATGCCTCTCTTGGTATATTAGCAAGACCAATGACTTTGCGAATCTCAATACCACCCTGTACACCAGACCAATCGTCTGTCTCTCTAAACACATAACCGGAGCCATCTGCTTTCTGATTGCCAACATGAACCTTCATATCGGCATCAGTTTCTTTATTTGGCGTGTAACTATAGAAAACACCATTGATATCAAGACCAGGAGGTGCAGGCAGTATGTTATCCATTACCCACTGATGACCAGCAGAGGCAGCATTGCCCGTTGTACCGAAGTATGGAGTTAGATCCTCAGAGTAAGAGGAGGAAGCCCAACAAACCAAGCCCACCGAAAGTAGCACCCTTTTCAACGCTAATTCCTTCGTCTTTGCCATTCATCTCTTCCTTATTTTTAAACTCATGCGATGCCCATCCAATCTTTGCTTCTTCACCAATCTTACCCTCATATGGACATGGTGTACCAGCCATCATCATAGCATCAAATGTTGCTTTATCTTGACACATTACTGACACGGCGGCGACTTTCATGCCCATGTCGTATAGTGTTTTAGCCTTCTTTAGTCTTACGCAATTCTCTTCTGTAAATGTAGTACCAGCAGAAATACCAAGGATCTGTGTTTGAACAGCACCAGCAACACCAACAGTACAAAGATCACTATTATTACCTCCACTAAACTGTGGCGAGATAGCAGATGGTGGCGGTGACTTCACAGTTGTAGTCATGTCTCCTTTAGTAGTAACGGTACTATTAGAATCTGTAACGATTGTTTCGGCATATACAATATTCATACTAAAGATAGTAAAAGCCAATACAGTAACTAATTTTTTAATCATAGTAATAATCTCTCTAAGTGATTTGGGTCACTCATATATATCATCTCTAGTATTTATACTGAGTCAAGATTTTGACACCCATAAAAAAATGACTAGGGGTACCGTCACTATTACGACACACCCTAGCCACTGTAAATTGAGCAGAGCCACGAAATAAAATGTGGATGCGATCTCCTTTGTTTTTAGCCCTAACATTAAGACTAGCGGGTCTATTTGGCGACCAACCCTAACTGTGTATTATTTATTCGTGTTCGCCACCATTGCCTCGACCAAGTCCACCAAAATATTGTGGCTTGCGTTTAGCAACTTCAAATGTGCCTACTGTCACTGCGATTGCGGCGAGTAGTACCATATGAATGATAGCAGAGACACCAAAAAGTGTCCAACTACTGACAATAAAACCAAATACAATGCACCACATCCATGCTAATACCTGCATAATCATATGTCGTGTACTGGTGTCTGGAATATTTTTTAATGGGTTGTATTCCAGATTCATTATAGAGTTCCAACTTTCTACAACAAAACTTCTCATCGGATATACTCCTTTTTCAAATGTCACTTTCAGTGGATAGTGTGCATCTACTGTATCCTTGAAATCAATAGCATCATAGACATCAATAAAATATCTGACGATCTTTTGATCCTTAAAATAGCCTGTAACTCGGTACAATAATATCTCCATAATAAGTTGCCAGATTCTGTTTCGAGGCTCTGGCGGGCCCAGAGATTATGCCGCTAGGCGCATCTCAGGAGCAATGTTATCGTTTGCAATTACGTTTTTTGTTGCGATCAAGGTTGCTTCCGCACCTGTTCTCCACTTTTCTACTAACTACCAGTCGATCCTAATTTCGTCCCCATCATAAACACACTAAATCTTTTGCTTCAATGTGTTTATGGTGGAGACGGAGGGTACCGCCCCCTCGTCCTGTATAGCGTCCAAATTGCTTCATCGAACATCTTTATTTATACATGGAATGACTTTATTTGTCAAGCACTAATTACCCAAAAAGTAACATGACTGCTATTCCATGCACATTTATGTGTGATGTATTGCTTCTTAACTTTATGGGCACATTTCTCTACATGATCACGAGGATTAGTAAAGGGGCCGAATACAATTACAGTAAAGTCACCATCTTGTATCTTATTCAAGGATTATGTCTTTCCGCCCAATAGCAATTCTCTGACTTGTAGATCATCTATTTCAGCATCAAACTTATCACCAAGACCAGTCACACATGCCCAATTGTCTGATACAGACACTTCAATGAAAATCCATTGGCCAGTATTGGGGTTCAAGAAATATATGACTGGAATAGAAAACTCTTCCATATCTTGTGTTTGTGAATTACCAATACCAGCAAACATTGCCCGCAGTCCTGCAGGATCAACATAAGCCTGATAAATCGACTCTAAATTACCACACTGTACTGGCTTTCTTTGCCATGTTGGGCCCTCTTGAGCCTGCACAGTAAAACTAAAAAACATTCCCATTGCGATTAGTAGTTTTTTCATTTTTGCTGTTCCTTATAGAGAGCAATCGTTTCTATACAATCGTGTATATGATTGTCTCTTTTTTCTATGAATACCTGTGGTTCTTCTTCGTCTACTGCTATGAGAATGACGATCTGGTCTATAGGTATTCCCGTACGCTCTTCGTACATTACACAATATGCAGATGCTTGTTGAAAGTAATTAGAGATCCACTCTTTTTTCTTTAACTTGCGAGAGGTTTTAAAGTCTATTACCGACAGACGACCATCAAACTCTGCGATACAGTCTACTCTTCCAGCAACGCCGAGATAGTCTGAATATAAGGTTGCTTCTTGAGTATGTATATTATTTATGCGTTCATCCAGAATTGGCTTCAAAGTGCCAAACATTTCTTTGTCAACTGGCATTGTTTTCTTAGTAATATATTCTTTGTTATTGAGATAGTCTTCACACATTTGGTGTACGTTGGTACCCCGTCTAGCCGCTTTTGTTGATATCTTATTCGCCTCTTCTGCGCCCACACGTTTACGCCACTCCATGATTGCTTTCTTGGAGAGAATGGATAGTACTGTTGTGATAGAGGGATATTTAACACCAGTAGGCGTCACATAGTAACGCCCACCGTTTATATTTTCTGTATTGATTTCTGGTATATCAACACCAACATGATTAAATTTCATTACTTCATATTAAGATTCAACTTAGAAATTATATATTCCTTAACCAAATCACTCCTTACAATATCTTCTTTATGAAACTCCACAAAGTCGAATGATTTCATACTCTGAATAATCTTCATAAAATCTAATATACCCTGTCTTTCATCATCCCATTTGAAATCGGACTGTCTGAAATCGCCACAGAATATAACACGGCAGTTATCACCTAATCTAGTAATCACTGAATCTAGTTCGTGGTATGTCATGTTCTGACATTCATCCACTATAACGATACTATCGTTAAACGTCAAACCCCTTACAAATGAGGTAGTTGTAAACTGTACTTGGCCTCTTGCTTTCAAATACTCATATGCATCACCACGATTGAATAACTCATTGAAGATGGCATAGTATGGTGCTTCGTACACCTTTGCTTTGTCTTTTTGGGAACCTGGGAGAAACCCCATATCTCTGGTTGGAACGACACTGCGTACAATTTGCAGTGTTTCTTTCTCATCGTACTTGTCTATAATATCTCTGATTGCAAGATAAGATGAAATGAATGTTTTGCCTGTGCCTGCCACGCCGTGACACATTATATTTTGGCCGCTTAGATACGAGTCAAACACTTTTTGCTGTGTGTCCGTTATAGCCTCAATGTCGTTTAATCGTAGGCTATTTTGTCCTCGTTGTTTCGATCTGTTTAGTCTCTTTTGTTGCCTTTTAGAAAGTGGATAAATGTTTTCGTCATATGCAATGTTTAGACTGTCGGGCATGTTTGCTCCATAGAGATGTTAGGGTTAAAGATCCATTGTATACTTCCCCTTTTTAACACCATGTTTTTCAAGCACAGCCGAGGTCTTGGCGGACCGTATACCACGGCCACCCTGCTTGTCTGCGAGAGTAGAGTTGGGATGTGCTTCTGCGATGCGGGAAAGGTTTTCTTTCCAACCATCATCGTTCTTAATACCTGATCCAGATACCATATTCATCCGAGTGATGAGTTGTTTAATGTGCGGGTTCTCAGCCAGATATGTCACACGTTCACTCATTGTCATAATTTCGGTGAACTCTTCACCGGTTTCACTGTTCATAAAATCATATGTTGGCATTATATACTCCTGACCAATTACAGTTATTTATACTGTAATGGTGTTGTACCAATCTGGGACTGAACGATCTGTCCATTTAGCCATGCGTTCTTTGTACTTAACATAGTAGTCACGATACGCTTGAATGGGATCGTCATGCTTAACATCATCAGGCATTGCCAGATCATCGAAAGAAAAAGCAAATGATTTATCTGGAATGTTTTGTGGTGGGTTCTTTAGATAATCATATCTCTCAAAGCATTTATGAATCTTACGATAGCGATGCGTATACTCACCAAGTAGTTCTACCCACAGATTAAATAGCCACTCGTAGTTGCCCTTTGACTTACGCAACCACTTGTTAGAAGGATGATTCACATGAGATGCTTTCATCAGACCATTCTCCATAATCTGATCATTCATGCGCCATCGTTTGATGCGTCTATTGTTCGCAGTGCGATCATAGTACTCTTCACCATCAAGTACACGATGCGCCGTTGATAGAAGTTGAGCATACTCAACAATCATCTTCACACAATGTTTGTCATTATGCATCTGTGCCGCTGTTCGGGCATCTTCGTGTAAATAAAATATATTCATTCATTATCACCCGATAGAGTAATTGCTCTTATTGAAGAACTATCAATATAGTCACCATTTTCAAACCACTGGCGAGTAAATATTTCCTCCCAGAATGAGCCATCTTCTCGCTTGACTATGCGGCGATATTCCTCATTTTTACAGTCAATTGGTTTATTCTCAATACCTTCTTTGAAAGGTCCTTTAGCGACCATTCTACCAGTCCTCCATCATTGCTTCATATGCACCAATGACAGCACCAGCAAAGAATGCGTCATGTTCATATTCAGCCATGGCCCGCAGTTCTTCTTTGTTTACTGTCAGATATCCATCTTCACCCATCATGTCATAAACATACTCTTGGGCTTCAATCATAATATCGCTTAGTCCACCAAGTTTCCGCATAATTTCTCCTCTCACGAATCACTTTACTTCTAGTTATAGCACTATTCTTCCATTTCGTCAAGTGCTTTTTTCATTTCATCGCTTAAATATAAACCATTTTTTGCAAAGTGTTTTATGGTGCCATCAACACCAGTTATAACACCATCGTTGAACCCATATTTGTAGGAGCCATAAGCACACAGTCCTACAAAAGATAGGAAGATTAATTCTATCATAGAGATTTTTCCAATCCGTAGTTTAGATTAAGTAAAGAGTCAACTGCTTCTTTGAATTTTACTTCAACAGCGACCTGGCTTTTCTCATAAGGACTAATTTTCAGAGACTTGATTCGATCATACATTTCATTGACAATACCATCATCATATTCTTTGATACACGCCAACTCATAGACATCGTAATCATGCTTCTGAAAGCCATCAGAATCATCATGTGTAAACTTACCTAGTGTATAACCCATATAGTCAACAATAGGAGTGAAATCTGTGAACGCTTTATACATCATTTTGGATCCTCTCAATCACAATATTTTGAACCTGCTCTTGATTTAGTTCAGTAAGCAATTTGAACGCCTCTTTCATAGAGACACAATGAATGAATTTGGGAACATAGAGTCCTCTAAGAACACCCTCTGTCTTCAATTCATCCCAAGAAACTCTTGCTACATATCCCATTATGCGGCCTCCTCTTGAAGATACTTATGATTTTCAAACACCGCTTCAATATCCGCAACAGTCTCACAATTCTGCAACGCATACCTAGCATAACCTTTGTTAGTCCAACTCGCAAGCCAGTCCTTACAGCCCTCATACTCCATATAGAACTCATACTGTTCTACTGTGTAGATGCCGTATTGAGCCCAATGCTCTGGCTCTTCTGCCGTAATACCAATCCAGAGGCCTGGATTCTCAGCCATCTCTTTACGATAGCCCTCGTTCTTAGCGGCAATGTGAGCCTGAAGTTCAATTTGGTCAGCAGTGTAAGTCATTATGCAATCTCCATTTCGTTGATCATCTCATTTACAATCTGCTTTGCACCGTCAACGGTGTCAAAACCTTCTTCGTCAGCAAAGTCCATGGTGCTTTGGAAGTACACAGTGTCATTCATGTAGTCAATGTTGTGAGTGTCAAAGATATACTTCAGAGTCTTACCGTTCTTGGCAAGACCGACAAGATTTGCTACACCTTTGTAGACAGCAACAGCACCGTTTTGAGCATCAAGGAAAATGGTTTCTTTTGTCATGGGTATCTCTCTCTCTTTTTGCGAATCACTAACTAACTTACATATACTTTATAGCAAGTGGAGAGAGATATGTCAACAGTTTTTTTCAATAAATTTTGAAATAAATTGACCAGATACATTTGGTGCGCTAAGTGATTGAAAATATTGATTATCTGGTAAAACAAAAACGAATTTTGTTTGAGAATATTTTCTCATAAACCACTCCAGATACGCAATTCTGTACTTATTATCTAAGTGATTCGCATGAGTCTCAGGACCATAACCTAACTGATTCTTGAACAGATTATCTTCAGATAACTCATTGTCTTTCAACAAAAAATCAAAGCCCAGACAATATAGTTTATCATGGTCTCTGCGAATCGCCTCAAGCATTGCATTCATACCAGCATTGCTTCGTCTACGATTCGGGCTGTACTCAGCATCTTCCCAACACTCTTCTGGTGGTGGGAAGATCAATCTTTCATCCTTACCAAACACTTCATCATTAGCCTCAATGATTGTCTGAAATGACTTGTCAATGGATACCAAATAGTCATACTTATCGAACTCACGGTAGAGGGCATTACATCCAAAGATGGTGCCCTTACCAACAAGTTTGTGTAGATCAACAGGCTTTCTACTTATCCCGTTTCCTAAAATAAACGCCTTCTTCAAAGTCGTAATCCTCGTCATCTAAATATGCTTTAGCTAGGTCTTTCAAGTGCGACTTGAAATTTTTAATCGGTTTACGCTGTTCTTTAATGCGCTTAAAGCCCCTTTCCTCTTCTGTCTGAGGAGACTTTTTATTCTTAGACATAATAGCGATCTATCTTTCTTTCACCAGTTCTTTGCAAGATTTGGAAATGCATCAGCAACAAGTTTACGAGTCATGCCTCTGTAAGGCAGTTTTCCGTCTTTCATACCAATCAATACTTTTGCATCGCCGGGATCAACACTCTCAAGCAACTCAATAAAAAGTTGTTCTCTGCGGTGTTGTTTCAAATTTTTCTGTGCATCGGATGGGCCTTCAACAAACAGATAAAATCTCTTTACCTCCGAGATAAGTCGACCATCTGCTTCTATACCCTCTGCTACGGGCTTGTAAGGTGGAATGCCGTCTGGCAGTAGCCACTTCACGTTAGGGTCATATGTGTAACCCAATACTGCTTTCATTGCGGCACTACTATGAGATTGTAGCACTTCAATCTTTTCTTTCTTCGTTCTCTTCTTCTCTACCTCAGTAAAGACTTCATGGAAGGTCTTCTTCATTAAAATTCTCCAATATGTTCCATAAGATGTTTCAAGCGTTTCTTAATAAAATAGTTCAGTAGACCTTTTCTATCCGGTATCTGATAGTTGTCGTACTGATTATTTATTTGCTCCTGTATCTCACTTGGGATCATATCAAGATTGACTAATGCTTCGTTACGTTTGTAGTTTCTCAGCATCATTTCATTACAAAAGTCTAAAGGGTCAAGACTAATCCATGTGTCGAGTTTCTTCGACATCAAAGGCTTCTGTCTCTGACCAGCAACGATACAATTATCACCAGACAAGAAGTTTGGAATACCATCACCACGATCACCCTTCATAATATGCTCACGCAAAAATGCTTCTGGGTTGTTGATACGGATCCACTTCTTTGTCACTGGAGAGAATTGCTCTACATTAGCATACTTCTGTAGTTGACCAAAGTCCTTATCACCAGACAGAATGAGAATGTTCTCAACACCATCTGCTTTCAGTATCTTACCAAAACGATGACATAGAGTGCCGATGATATCATCTGCCTCCGCTGTCTCTACCTGAAGCACACGCCACGGGAAAGTCTCTTTCAGTTCATCCCGAATCTTATTCAGAATGGTGAAGATGTTATTCCAGTCGAGCGGTGACTTTTCACGGTCCGCCTTTCTGTGTGCTTTGTAATATGGGAATATTTGTTTACGCCAGTAATTCTTGTCATCACAACAGATAACAAGATCACCATAGTCCTTTGCAAATTTAGTTCGATACAGCCTTAGAGAGTTTAGTATCATATGCCGTAACATATCTTCTTCTACTTCACTACTATTTCTAATCTGCATCATCAGGTTTGCAATCATCACCTGATTCAAATCTAAGAGTATCATTTTTCTTACTCACAAAATATCATTTAGAAGACTAGCATATCATACTATTCCTCTTGTGTCAAGTCATCAATTCGTTTCTGTAGCCATTGGCGGACCATTACATCTTGATCAGTATATAGACCATTCTGTAATGTTTCCATACGACTCAATTCGTTCAACAGAACTCTCTCAATCATCCAATCTTCACTACTTTTCATTCTATACTCCTCAGGTACTTTACCATATCCTACTATTCTGTCCCAATCCCGCTGTGTGTATCTAGCCATC